AGGATCTATGTCACTTACAGACTCATCTACTGTCCCATCTGGGAATGCAAGAACTACCTCAAACAGATTAGGTCTTGCAATACCACCAGTTAACCTGGACTTGAACTTATCAATAGTCCTTTCCGAGGTCTTCGGTGGGTTTTGGGAATTGATTGCCATTGGTCTTGTTACCTATGCGAGAGTTAATGAATTAGACCTTACCGATAACCTCGTCGAATGAAACACCTGTGCGTGTAGCAACAAATGTTAGACCGATGAAGTTAATAGATCTTGCTGGTTTGATGTAGATATCAGCAACAAACTCATTGCTATCTATAATAGCAGGAGTGTTGTTGGTCTCCTCGCAGATAACGACGAAATCTTGAATACCACGCTTGGACTGTACATCACGAAGGAATGGTTCAACGATATTGATAAAGTTGATCCTTGTGATCTCATCGTTGAATTCAAATAGGATGTCTTTTGCAGCAGCAGAGATTGCCTTCTCTAAGAAGATAAACAATCTACGAACATTGATACGATCAAAGGCTGAAGACCTACCTAATCCAGTCTTATCACCGAATAGTACAATACCTGCACCAGGTGAGAAGATTATAGGATTAATTCTGTTAGAGTACAATTTGTCTCTATGTACTTTGTTAGGAGCGTATGCTAGTTTAACAGCATTTAGAATCGCACCTCTTGCAGTTCCTCCTGGAGAGAACCAAGGGAAGTTGTTAATATCGTTTCTAGCACATGTACCAGCGATATCTCCGTTCATTGGAACATAACGGAATTGCTGATTGAATCTGTCATACATGTACTTGTAACCACTATCAAATACTGCGTAAGAAGAAGATGCCAATGAACTGAAGTACTTAATTAAGTTATCAGTTTGAGTTGTTGAGTTAGTTACACCAACAACGTTTGCTCTGTGTGGTCCAATTGTGGCAACACAGTCTTTTCTGGATCCAGCGATAGAAAGTAAGTATCCTGCTTTTGCTTGTGAATCGTTTTCCGAATCAAAGCCAGGACCCATAATGATGTAATCTGCAGCAACTTCATCCTTATTGGAGAACTTACCATAAGATGTGATTATATCACCAAGTGTTGCTTTCATTCCACCAGCAGCAGAATAATCAACACCAGCTGTTAAGGTATAAGTCTTATTACCAATACAACTAAAGGTTACCCCTTGTGCATCTTGGTTCCATGTACCACTTGCAGTTGTGATTGGAGTAAATGATGCAGACTTAGTACCAGTGTAAGCAGTAAATCCAGTTGCTCTTGGTGTAGTGTCCCAATAAGTATCAGCAGCACTACCAGGATTACCACCAGCGTAAATATTGTCTGAGAATAATGCTAAGAAATCTTCGTAGAAAATCTTCTCTGGAGAATTTACTGCGGAAATTGAGTCAGATGCCTTAGAAAGACTTACGTGCTTCTCAAGGATATTACCCTGAATACCAGTAACAGTTCCTAAATCATCAACAACTACAACGTGCATTGCGTCATTCTTACCCTTTCTATCAAGAGAATACTTGTTAGTTGCAGGTTTTGGAGCAATTTCTTTCCAATAAACTGTTGAGTTAGTTAAACCTAATGTTTGAGCATCATACCAGTCAGCTACACTTGCAACGAGAGATGAATGTCCAGATGGTCTAACACCTGTACTATTAACACCAGCAGTTGTTACAAATCTAATATCAGTACTTACCCCTGTAGTTACAGAAGCATAATTCGTTCCTTCTGCGTAAACAATTTCTGTTTCAGTTGATACACCAGAAGTAGATTCATCTACACGAGAGACAATCTTAAGATCAAATGTACTTGCTGTTCCAGTACTTGCTGTAGCAACACCAACAACAATACCTTTTAGATATCCAGAGGTTACTGTTGATAAGGTTCCAGTTGAAGATGCAGGAACAACGACATCATCGTTAAATCCTATAGTAACACCCATACCGATACGGCAACCTAAGTTAGTTAAACTTGTAGTTGCAATACCAACTGTTTGGTCTGCTTGGTCATCAACGAAACAAACCTTTAAGTTATTTGCCCAAGTACCTGGGGTCTTAGCAGCATAAAGGAAGTTAGTTGCTTCTGTATGATTATTGATGTAATCATCGTAATTATCAATTCTACTTGTGCCAGTCATTGTGGCAGCAGCTTCATCAGTACCAGCGTTTGCGTTTGCCAGAGTTGGACCTGCTGATCTACAAACTTTTAACACTCCTCCGTAGGAAAGGAATGATGCTGCAGACATCCAATACTCAAATTGTGAATCAGTTGATAGTGGCTTACCGAAAGTAGCAATTAATTCTTGCTCTGTAGTAATATCTACAGGATCATCAACTGGACCAATTTTAAATGGACCTGCAATCACGCCAATATTATCAAGTACATTATCAGCTCTTCCTACTGTTAAGTCAACCTCCCTGACTAATACACCAGGAGATAATTGAGGAGTTGCCATGCTTTTTGTCTCCGAATTTCTCAGTTTATCGTGAAATTATTTATTAAAAAGTGTATTTACGAGGGGTAAAAAATGCATGAGCAATAAATGAACACCTATCTATAGTTCCACATATAATCCATTCCACCACCTTTATCACCATATTCATCAGTAAACCACCTATCTCCATCAGCATCAACAAAACTAGTATCATCTAATCCATCAGACATAAAACCAAATGGTGCCATATCTTGTTCTATTTGATTCTTTTGTTCTTCGTATAATCTTTTTCTTACGTCCTGATCTGTTAATTCTTTAAAGTAATCCTGTGCTACTAACCATGCATATATGACTAAACACATAGCAAGGTCATCATTACATCCTTCTTCTGCCTCAAATGAATTACTTTTCTGAATGAATGTTGTAAGTTCACTCATTATCTCATAATCATTAAATATGAGTTTATCTGATTCTATAAGTGTCTTAAGATTTAATGCACCAACCTTCTTTACAGTCTTGGACATCTTAACTCCAAGTTGTGTCTTCTTACCAGAAAAACCTTGTCCTACAATTTGACCTGCTCTTCCTCTCATAGAACACATTAATACGTTTTCATACTCTAAATCATAATTTAAAATAGATGCTACTTGATATCCTACATCATTTACTTCACATAATACAAAAGCATTATTATATTTCTTTCCTATCTCTTGTATAACACTTGGGAATAACATTGGTTTAATTTCATTATTCCTATATTTTCCTACCACCTTATGAGGAAACTCTGTAATATCAATAATTACAAATGCTGAATAATCTTTTGCTACTCCTCTGGCAACGTCTACTGTAATAGCATAATCATGTTTAGGTACTGGTTCCTCATAGATATCTAAACCAGCATTTCTTTGTATAGGTTGTTCATATACAAAACTTCTTAATTTACTAGGAGCAATAAGAGTATCAACTGAACCTAAGAATTCACATTCAAACTCAATTTTAAATTGCTGTTCAGACGTGTTTGCTATGGTTTGTTTTTTCCATTTCTCATCCCTACCAGGAACTTCAGTCCAATGAACATCTGTTGGTACATATTCATTCTTTTGTCTTTCAGCATCATGCCACAAACGATAGAAATGATTCATACCATGAGGGGTTGAAACTATTATTACTTTTGTGCTTTTACCAGAAGTAATAGTAGGATAAACAGAACTAAAGAAGTCATCAGCGATGTGATTGGGAACAAAAGCAAACTCATCCAAGAAGAGTATGTTGAAAGACATACCCCTAACAGCACTAGCAGAAGTGGAAGCTGCCAAGATTTTAGATCCATTTTCTAACTCCAGTGAACCTCTATTCCAAGAAATAATACCTTGCTGCATCCACTTAGGTAAATTCTCATAAGCAATCTGTAATCTACCTAATAGTTCCCTAGCAGTTGCTGCCTTATTAGCAAGAATACCAATATTCACACTAGCATTGAAAACAGCATAATGAAGTAAGAACGCCACAACAGTTGTAGATTTACCTGTCTGACGAGGCATCTTACAAATGTTAAATCTATTATGATGGAAATTATTAATTAATCTTTCTTGAAAATGATATGGTTCAAAAGGTTGAAGACCTTCATCCAACGTCACAATCTTGACATAGTTCATTGCAAAGTATACAGGGTCTTCCTTACACTTTATAAACTCCTCAATATTATCAGCAGTAAATTCAACTTGGGTATTAGCCTTTTTTAAATTAGGATTACCAAGATATATGTCAGCAGCATTCATAATATAACCTCAATTACTTAGTAAAACCGTCCCCTGCACCTACATGGATATATGGATCACCATAATTAACAGAAGATATATAATAGTTTCTTAAAATAGCACTAGGATATACTTTATTTAATGCTACTTCAACATCATCCTTACTTGGTTTATTTGGTTGAGGGAAGAACATCTTACAGAAATAAGTCTTTCCTCTCCAACTGTACATTAACTCATATACATTTCCATTCTGAGCAGGAATTCTAGTTGTTGCTGCTTCTTCTATTTCTTCATGAGGAATAGTATTACCATCAGCATCTTTTTGATGATGTTCTACAAAAGTTCCACCCTTTTGTTCATACCATTTGTATGCCCATGAATGTGCCTTAACTCCATATACACCAAATCTTTCTTCAGCTAATTCTTTAGCTCTTGTCCATAATTTAGGACGAGATGTATTAAAGTTTGATTCTAGAATTTTCAGAGATTTTTCTCCTTCTATTCTATCTAATACTTTATTAACAATAGGACTTGCCATCTTTCTCAGACACTTTTTTAATATTTAGGCATTCATAGTTGTTCTAAAAACTTTAAAGACTGTAGAATCACTAGAAGTAGGTGTTGCTAACAACCTAATATTACCACTGTTTAAGTCAGCATCAAAACTAGCAAGACTAGCTCCTGTCTTAATTGTTCCATATTCACTGATATAAACAGTACCTCCAGCATGAACTAAATTTATAGAGCTAGTATGATAATCACTTCCTCTCTTAACCTGAACTTGATAAGTTGCTGCTGAATATGTTTCAGCATCAAAGGTATCAATAGATGCTTGGGCTGTCGATGTTTTAGTAGAAGTAGCACCATCAATTCTTACAATATTAGATCCACCCAAATCTATTCCACTTCTAGCAGTAATTAATCCAACAACATCAACACTAGTAACATCTTCATATGTTAATGTTCCACCTATAGATACATCTCCAGTAAATGTAGCATTAGCAGCACTTACATCACCACTAAATGTACCAGTAGTTCCATCAACATTTCCAGTCAAAGGACCTACAAAAGCAGCAGCAGTAACAATACCAGTATAGTTACCTTGACCACTAGCATCTGCAATTTGAGCACCACCTACTGTTATGGTTTCATTAGCAGCATCTAATGTAATTCCTGTACCAACATTAATTGTATTACTGGAACCATCTAAAACAATAGTGTCAGTACCTACTGTTAGTATTCCAGTGATTCTTGCATTTCCACCAACATCTAATTTATAACCAGCATTAGCAGCATTTGTTGCTATACCTACACTAGAGATTGTATGAATACCAACTGAATCAGTAGCCCAAGTAGTGCTTCCTGCACCTGCTTGTTCTACAAATTTAAATTTGTTTATATCATGATCATATGATAATATCATACCATTATAGGCAGATGCATTAGTTGCAATACCTACAATATCATCAAGATATTTGAGGTTGACTTCTCCTCCACCACCTTGTGTGAATACAGCTTGCTTAAGAACATCAAGTTCTTTTTTAAGTTTAGCAATCTCAGATTCAGTTGTATTTTCCTTTATTATTTCTTTTCCAGTCTTCTCATTAATAGTGTCTAATATTTTAATTGCATGATCAGCAGTAGTTTCTTCTGTAGCAATTTCATCAACAGCTGGTTTAACTGGTTTCTCTTTACTACCAATCTCTTGTTTTAATTCTTCATAATCATCTTTCTTTGCTTTCTTCTTAGTTTTCTTCTTAGGTTCTGCAAATAAGAAATTCTCAAAGATCTTAGCATCAGCAACTAATTTCTTTTGACGGGACCTCACACCTTCATCGCATATACATC